TTATTTCGACGGGGAAGAGGACAACTGTTCCACGACTTTATCGAGATTGAAGCTCGCGGGTTTCTGCCGTGGCGGAAACTCCTTGAAGCTGCTGAGCCAATTCGCCGCCAATGTCTGCAAGGGAACCTGAACAAAGGCGTGATCCGCAAGCCACTTGTCATACAGGATAGACTGATCTCCCCGCTCGAAGGGATCAGAACGAAGGTTGAACAGCTTGGGAATGCGCAGCTCTTCAAAACCGCGCTGCCAGACGCCGATCCCTTCATGGTTCTGTTCCAGGAACACGGCTTTCCAGTCGTTATAGCGAATGGCAACAAGCTGGCCGTCATCATTCCAGTAGACGAACTCCCGCCTCGGTGCGTCCTTCACCTCTCCCTTGAAGAAAGGCATGAGGTTATAGCCGTCGAGATGGACCTTGAAAGTCCTGGTGCCGAACTGTGCGCCCTTGAGGCATTTCTCAACGACATCGGGGTCACCGCCCGCAGCGGCAAAAGTCGGAACAAGGTCATAGTGGGAGAAGGATTCGTTGAAGACGGAACCTGGCTTGATGGTGCCGGGCCAGCGCATCAGCATGGGAACGCGGTAGCCGCCTTCCCAATTTGTCGCCTTCTCGCCGCGGAACGGCGTGTTGCCGCCGTCCGGCCATGACATTACCTCCGCTCCGTTATCCGTCGTGAATACGACTATAGTGTTATCGGCGACACCGAGGTCTTCGAGCTTCTGGAGCAATTGTCCAACATACCCGTCCAGCTCGACCATGCCGTCCGCATAGAGGCCCAGTCCAGTCTTGCCCTTGGATTCGGGTTTGAGGTGGGTCCAGACGTGCATTCGCGTTGGGTTGAAGTAGCAGAACCAAGGTTTATCGGCCTTCTGCTGGCGATCGATGAAATCGAGCGCAGCGCCGAGAAACTCCTGATCCACTGTCTCCATTCTCTTGGTAGTAAGCGCTCCCGTATCCTCAATCCGCCCATCAGCCGACGCTTTGATGACCCCACGTGGCCCGAAACGCTTGGCGAATTCAGGGTTCTTTGGATAATCGTCGTTCTCCGGCTCTTCCTCGGCGTTGAGGTGATAGAGGTTGCCGAAGAACTCATCGAAACCGTGATTGGTGGGAAGGAACTCGTCTTTGTCGCCCAGGTGATTCTTACCGAATTGCCCGGTGGCATATCCCAGGGGCTTGAGGAATTCGGCGACGCTTGGGTCCTCGGCCCGCAGCCCGATGTCCGCGCCAGGAAGCCCCACTTTCGTTAGTCCTGTCCGAATAGGCGATTGTCCGGTGATGAACGCAGCACGTCCAGCAGTGCAACTCTGCTCGCCATACCAATCGGTGAACTTTGCACCTTCCGTTCCTATTCGATCGATGTTGGGTGTGCGGTAGCCCATTATGCCGTGATTGTAGATGCTTGCATTGAACCAGCCTATGTCATCCGCCATGATCATGAGAATGTTCGGCTTGCGCCCAACTCCTGACCCAGCGGCCTGCTGTGCTATCGCAAGGCCTGGCGCCGACAATGACACGGCGCTGGCTGCCAGGGCAGTGCTCGCCACCAGCAAAGCGCGTCGACTAAGGCCTTGTGGAACTTCGTTAGCTGCGGGCTTCGATTCGTCTACCATTCGCGTATCTCCAAGCAGAAGGGCAAGTCCCATCTCCGTAGGCTAGCGGTGAATTAAAATGAGGGGAAGTATATTTCTGTACACGCAACTTTGATTAGAAGCGTCGAATTGAACGCTAGCTGAGTTGGAAGCCAAATCATCAGAGCATGACGACCATATTCCTAATCTGGGGGTCCCGCGTTCGAATCGCGGCGGGATCACCAATAATTTCAAATACATAGGTTTGGTTTTGCGCGCTCCAGCGTGCGCCACACCTTTACCGGAATTACCCACGTTTTCCGGCATTTCCTGAGGTTAGCGGGAATTCGTTGGCGCACGGTTGGCGCATGGCGGCGCACAAATCGGAGGATCTTGACTCTTTCCCGCATTGGGAACATTTAGAGAACAAAAGACGATGGAGCCAAGGCTATGATGCATTCGACCCCTTCCCCGTCGGTCCTGCCGGCGGCGTTCACGGCAAAGCGCGCGGCAGCGTACTCGGTGCGCGGCTACACCATGGGCGCTATCAAGGATGGCTGGTGGGCGTTTGTGCCCGGTCAACAGGCCAAACCAAACGACGACCTGGTTGACGAGCTTTGCATCGCGCATACGAAATCCGGCCGCACTCTGCTTCGATTTCTTCGGAAGGGCCGCGTGCCCGGTACATGGGATCTTCTCTCCGTAACTGGCGACCCACTCCTCGATCAGGAACTGTTATGGGCGGAAAGGGTGATCTGGCTTGAACCTCACAAGATCACACACACCGAAATTGCAGAATGCCTCGCGATTGAAGCAGCGAAGGTCGCGGAGTGATGTCGGCAGAAATCAAACTTAAATACAATTGGCGCCGCCTGCCAAACGACCCGGAAACGCTGTTTCACGGGGACGACGGCGATCGTCGAATGGGCCGTGTTCAGAAGGCGGTCACGGGCGAATACTGGCTTTGGTTCATGAACTTTCAGCACGGCATCAACGATCCGAAGGTGGCGGTGACACTGAACGGCGGGGCGGAAACAGGCAGGCAAGCGGCCGCCGCCTGCGAGCGGTGCTACGAAGCGGTTCTTGATGCAACGTGGCCGGGGATGACGCCTGCGCTTCGTGATCGCTTGTTGGCGCATGAAAAGGAAATGAAAGATCGCAAAGAGCAATGGGCTCGCGAGGACGCTATGCGCCGGCGCCAATCACTGAGGGTTGTCAGCTAGATCGTCGATCGAGAAAACTCTCGTATCATCGTTTCGCACTTTCACGCCTTTGAACGACGGATGGCGCAACTTGCCGTCCTGGGTCCAAGCCCGATACTCGACCTCGGCAACAAGGAGCGGCTCGGCGAAAACCGCCCCCTTTCGCTTCAGGGACACCGGCGGGTGCGCCGCTGGTATCGCGTCGAGCAGTTCGCGCAGTTGCACAGATTCCTTGTTGCTCCATCCAGTACCGCACCCGCCGACGTAGACGAGCCCGTCGCCCTTCTTGGCCGCCAGCAGTAGCCGGCCAATCGCGCCTGGCACGGTCGAGCGCTCATAGCCTACGATCACAAAGGTATCCCGCCGCGCGCATTTGATCTTGAGCCATTCCGGCCGGCGACCGGATCGATACGGCGCGTCCTGGCGCTTGGCGATGATGCCTTCTAGCCCCATCTCGCAAGCGATCTTGAAGAACTCGGCGCCGTCAGCGTGCACCTCCTCCGAGAAGCGGATTGCACCAGTCCTGCCGACGACGATAGGCTCGAGCAGGCGTCGACGCTCTGACAGAGGATGCATTCGAAGGTCTTGGCCGTCGAGATAGAGGAGATCGAAGGCATAGAAGATGATCTCGCCGACATCGTGCAGGCTTGGCTTTTTCCCGACGGCGCGCTGCAGCAGCCCGAAGTCTGAGCGGCCTTGGTCGTCGAGAACGACGACCTCCCCATCAATGATCATGGAGGCGTGCCCGAGCTCGCGCGCCTCGGCGACGATCAAGCCGAACTTCTTTGTCCAGTCGTACCCGCCGCGGGTGATCGCCCTCACCCCGCCTGGCTCGACGTGGACCGCGAGGCGGTATCCGTCCCACTTCACCTCAAAGGCCCATTCCGGACCTTTCGGTGGCTTATCGACGAGGGTCGCAACGCAGGGATCGACGCGGCGAGGCATCGGCTCGGGCAACGTCGCGGGAACAGATTTCTTTCTGAGTGTTTTAGCCATCACGCATTAACGCCTGAGAGCGCGAAACGGCTCAAGCTATTTTCATGGAACCTTTAACGCATATGGCTGTTTTAGCCGTCCCGATGGTCCACATCCCCTGCGGATCGACGGAGGGGGCCAGCCCCCCCGCGTTGGGTCCCGGTGATGACGCGCTGACCCCGTCGGAAACGGCGGGGTCTTTTTTTCGAATGGACGGAACATGTGCCCGCCGAAAGCGGTTCTATGCCGCCTGTCGATTAACGGGTGGGTTCTGTCTCCTAACTTGAACTCGATCTGGTATTACACGCGCGCTCTGGGCTCGTCGCGAATGACGGGCCCTTTTGACTAAGAGTTACCCATGCGCGCCAGACACCAATCCCAATAGGTCTCGACCATCTCCGTCGCCTCGCGAGCGGTGTCGCAATAGCCTTGGTTCGGCGTCGGCGGCGATCCTTTGAAGGTGCGAGGGACAGATCCAGCCCATTGCCAGCGGCCAGTCGTCGGGCCTGCCAACTCTTTCCGGATGCGGCCGATATAGCCGACGCCGTCAAACCCGAGCCAATCGAAGTCGGTCGGCGGGTCGTTGGCGTCAAGCTCGGTGCGTCGCCATTGGTATCTCGGCTGGTAGAGCTCGGTCATGGCGTAGGATGTGATTGGCCCGAGGAGAAAATCAAGCCTGCGAGAGGGTGCGACAGAAAGCCTCGCTCAAGGCGAGCGCGCTAACCAAATCTTATTGAACATTCAACAACCTAAAGACGTTGAGTTCACATTGACATCCGAAGAGTCTCCCGTTGCGTGCCTGACGGTAATCCATAAGATCGATTGACTATAACACCTTGGGCAACTATCTTTGTCACAAAGACAAGAAAAAGATGGCGGAAATCAACGGGTTAGCCCAACGCACCGTACATCCTTGAGGAGCAAAGCCATGACGAGCAACCTTAAGACCAAAGACACGCTGTTGCGCACGCTGCGCCGCGCCGGATCTAAAAAGCTATCGTTCGAAGAACTACAGCAGCAGCGCGTATCGTTCGTGATCGGGTCACTTTCGGCCGAGAGCAACGTCACGCGCGCGCAAGTGAAGGAAGTTCTTGCCAACTTCCAAGGCCGCAAGAGCGCATAAGTGATCCTGTTCGAGATTACGCGAAACGAGCAGCATCCCGCCTATCAGCGGCTGGAAATCGAAAACGGCATTCGACATTACGATTTTCTGAGATCGATGGTGGTGGCCTCCCTAGAAATGGGGAGGCCTTTCCTATCTCAGCAGATTATGAAGGCGCTGAATTTCCACGCGATAGCCTGTCTGCACACACATGCCGGAGAGTACCGGCCTTGCCCGGTTCAGGTGGGCGACTATCGTCCGCCAGAACATTACCAGGTCGTGCCGCTGATGGACGACTTCGTAAACATGGTGAACCGCGGATGGCAGACAAGCGATCCCGTAGTTATGGCCGCTTTTGTCCTTTGGCGCCTCAATCATATTCACCCATTCATCAACGGTAACGGCAGAACTGCGCGCGCAGCAGCGTACTTCGTCCTATGCGTATCGGCCGAAAGTTGGCTCCCAGGAGAGACCATCCTCCCTGAACTTTTGCGTCAGAACCGCAAAGAGTATGTCGAGGCCCTCCGTTTGGCTGATGCGGCGTATGAGGCGAAGGGCGAACCTGACCTAGGCCCTCTCCACGAAATGCTGTCCAGACTTTTGGACCAGCAACTCCAAAGCGCCGGACTGTCGCCAGAGGAGGCCGATGGCGAAGACAAGGCTGAAACGCCCACGAATGGCGATATTCAGGAATTAGTCGCCGCAGACGGTCCTCAGCCCGAAGGCGACCCGTTGACTTAGGCGTGTATTGTGATCAATCTGCAGCCCTCAATGGTTGGGGGCCAGATTGATCGATACAGTTGAAGACGGTTTTGAGCAGGCTATCAGGGACGTTGCCGACGCTTATGACGCCGACATTTATGTTTACTCCGGAAACATTGATCACGCGGGGTTTGGGAAGGTAGTTGAAGCGTTTTCACGCGACGGCCGTCCTAACGCACTTGTAATTTTGACTACAAACGGCGGTCTGGCAAATTCGGCTTACAAAATTTCGCGCTTCTTCCAATCTCAGTATGACCGGTTCATAATATTTATTCCAAGTGTGTGTAAGAGCGCAGGGACGCTCCTCGCTATTGGTGCGCACGAACTGATCATGAGCACTTTTTCTGAACTGGGCCCATTGGATGTCCAACTCTACGAGCGCGACGAAATTGGCGCCCGCAAGTCGGGGTTGTTGAGCCACTCTGCCTTTGACGCGCTAAAGGCGGAAACCTTCGCGCTTTATGAGCATTTCATGCTCTCTATCAAACAGCGGAGCGCGGACAACATCAGCTTTCCGATTGCCTCGGAGGTCGCAGGAGACATGGCGTCAAGGGTGATGTCTCCAATCTTCGAGCAGATATCGCCTTCCATTTTAGGCAGCGACTACCGGGATTTGCAGGTAGCCATCGAATACGGCAACCGCCTCGCTCTTCAAAGCGAGAACATTACATTCGAAGCAGTGAAGTTCCTTACGGAACAATATCCTTCTCATGACTTTATTATTGACAAGAATGAAGCAGAAAAACTTTTCCATGATGTGGAGGCACCAAAACCGGAGCTTTGGGCGTTGATAAAATACCTCAAAGATTTCGTCTTTGTCCCCCATGAGCCGACCACCGTATTTAACCTCAACTCGTTCCTGGAGGTCGTGGACGATGAGCAGTCAGAACGTGAAGCCAGCGAGCCAGACACCGAAGAAGCCGAGCCCACCGGATTGGATAGTGGCCAAGACGGAGATCGCGACGGGACTAATTGAACGCGGAAGCAAGCAGCACGACATCGAGAGCCTGATACGCCCGCGGAACAGCCCTGACCACTTCCGACATCACGGGAAACTGTACAGTCGCGTTGTGCAGTAAGGAACCCCGCCGGAGCCTTTGCTCCGGCTGGCCCCTCACCCCTTTTCCACCTTCGCGCCGAACCAACGCATGAACAGAACCTCGGACCCTCGTGGCCCGAGGTAGGCGAGCGCGGCGATCATGCCGGTCGCCATCGGTTGCCCGAGAGCCAGCCAGTTCGCCAACCCCTCGCCGATGAAGGCCATGCCGACCGCGATCGGCATCTCCCACAGCAGTTCCTTCCCGAAAAACTTCCGTCGCATCTTTCGCACCTCGTTTGTGTGCCACATGAGGCGACCGGCGAAGACTGCGATAAGGGTGGTCGCCGCGCCGCCGAACCAGGCATTGAGCAGCTCGATAAGAGACGTGTACTTTTCCTGCATATCAGCGATTTTCCCCGTGTCGCTTGCATTCCGCCTTCGTCCAGATCGCCGCGGCGCAGATGCCGACGGCGGTCCGGTCTATCTTTTTCTGATCTTCGGGCGTCGCCCCTCGCGCGCCGATCAGGTCTGTCCCGACGATGCTTCTAAGGGCCGTTACACTCGCCGGCGCCGAAGTTCCACAGCCCGCCAGCATCAAGGCAGGAATCGTAATCAATGCGCTTGGAATGAGCGCTGCTCGCCGCTTCATTGTTCTGCCTTTCAATCTTGGTGGTGACCGACCGGGCGCCGTCCTCGCGGATCTCGACAACGAGCCAGATGAGACCGGCGAGTGCGAGCCCGCCGGCGATGACGCGCGCCCACATGTCAGCGGGCCGCGGCGCGGTTCACCGACCATCGACCGGTGAAGAACATGAAAGCCGCGATCGAGCCGATAACGATCAGGAGCGCAGCGATACCGAAGGCATAGGGATTATTGACGCCGAGCACCGCCGAAAGGCCAGCGCCGCCGAAGAGGCCGCCAACAGTCGTCACCACCGTGCCACTCCTCTCGGCCGGCATGTCATCGGCCTTCGCCGCTTCCGGCTTCACGTCCGGCAGCTCGGCCGGCATTCGCGACGCCTCGATCGCGTCGAGGAAATTGCCGAAATAGCCGGCGATCAGCTTCGCCTTGTCGGTTCCGTTGACGATCTTGCGGGCGCCGACCGGATCGTTGTCGGCCTGGTTGAAATAGTCCGCGAGCTTTCTGCCGGTGAACATGCCGCCGATCATGCCGTCAAAGAGGATGCGGATGGCGGTTGCCGTCTCGGCCGCCTTCTCCGGCGTTTTGGCGAGGCCGAACTTGTCATAGTTCTCCTTGCCGGTGATCTGCGGCAAGCCCCGGCCACGATAGAGCCAGCCGTCGTCGGGCGCCGTGTTGCCCATCCGGCCGCCATAGACCTTGTTTGCCAGCTTGCGCGGGTTACGGGCGAAAGGCTTGGCACTGGCGAGGGTCGGGAACCGGGTCGGCCAGACCTGCGTAAGACGCTCGGCCGAGTAATTGAGGTTCTCGGTCACCGGCTGCATCGTGCCGCCGGTCTCGTGGAAGACGGTCGCCAGCATGTAGGCGAGATGGCGATTGTCGATCACCTTGCCGGTCGACTGGCGCCGATCCCACTCGTCGAGGATCGCATTCATGCCGTCGATCTGAGATTGCATAAGGCGGCCGCCAAAAGGCGCGCGCCTCGCATACGCGAGGAACGTCGTTCTGTTCATCGGATTTTCCTTCTAGTGAGATAAAAACGCCGGCCGAAGCCGACAGCGGCGCTTTGAAAGGGCTAGTCAAAGGCCGTTCCGCGGAGCATATTTGCCTGTTCGCTGGACCATGAAACGGGCTCCAGCAACTGATGGATCATCAGCACTTTCGCCCTAAATGGAGGAGGTTATGTTTGATCGACTGCATTCCGGATACATTCTTCCCGAAGGCTTCATCGTTATTTCCGCGGTCTTTGAGAGGGTCGTGAACGCGCGAGACTTCCAACGGCAAAGCGACGAAGGCGAGTGGCTGGCCCGCGAGGCGATTCGTCTGTTCATGAGTGGCATACGAGACGCCTGGGAACTGGAACGCCGACTTAAGGATGCTCGCCGCCCGCCCGACCATTCACCGCCATCGGGAGGCGTTGGCACGGTCGTGGATCTGCTGCCAGAGCTGACGGCATGGGCGCGGAGCTTGACCGCCTCACAGCGTGCGGCAACCGCGCTCACCGAAAAAACACTCGAATACGCCATCGAACATACGGATGAATTCGGGGCGACATCAGATGTCAGAGGATGGCTGGTCCGTGTGATGTTGGACCTCCGGCTTGGCCGGAAATGAGGCGAGCATCGAACGTAGATCCACGCACGGCATGATGCCGGCTGGGGAACATGATGGGCTATGATTGGAATGGCGCGCGAGCGCCGCATGAAGTTTGCGCGATTTGGTACGGCCGTCGCACTGGCGGCCTTGCTGGTATCGGTCGCGGCCCAGATGGTGACGCGAGCGATCTAACGCTTCATTCGGGCGGCAATTGCCCACCGAGCATCGCCGGCCGCTGCATCGGCCACTCGAACGAGCATGCCGCTTCCAGCTCCGCCATGAACTCCGCCACGGTCGGCTGCACGCGTTCGCCTGACATGACCTTCGCCAGCTCGGCCGAAGAGAAGGTCCAAACGGTCGACCGCCAGGCAAACAGCGCATCCGCCTCGGCTGCGAAGTCCAGGTTGGGGTCGTCGCGGTAACCGATGGCCGAATGGATACCGTCGTACTGCCGCTCCCGCGCCTTGGCGTCGAGGTGTGCTTGAATAGCAGCGGAGTAATCTGCTTGGGTCACTGGCGGCGCCGGCGGTTCGTACGGAACGACAGCACCGCCCTCCCACTTACGTCGACCGGGATTGGACAGGAACTCCATCCAATGCTCGTCCGAGATTGCGACAGCCTCAGGCGGGATCACGCAATCCGGGTTCGGCTCTTCGCCAATGATCTCGACTTCGGCTGTATCGGCGTCCGGCTCGCCGTAGACTGGCCGCACCTTGGTGCCGTGCACATCCTCGCTATAGAACCCGACGGGAAAACCAACTTCAAAAACTGCGAACTTCGTCATCGTTTAGTACCCCACTGCAAGCCAAAGTGCGCCCTGGCCGGCGCCGCCGACCGCTCCGCCGTTATTTACTGCTCGCGCCCTGATATCGAAGCCGAACTTGTCGACGTTGCTCGTTGATACCGTCACGGCCGTTGTTGCCGGCAGATCAGAGGAGGCCATAGTCGCGACGGCAGTGAAGCAAGTAGCCGGAAATGCGACGGGGAAGATCTTTCGGAAGTCGCCGGAACCGGTGGGATCGTAGCCCCATTGCAACATGAAACCATTCGGGAACTTGTGGTAGCCCGAGGTCGCCGCATTCCAAAGGACAGCGCTGTCAGTCCAAACCTTGCCGAGGTCGGTGCTGTCGACCGTCGCCTTCAAGGCGCTGTTGGTCCAGCCAAGAAAGACCTTGTTGCTCCCCTGTCCGTAGCCCCCTCCCTGCTGCACCGGTGTGAAACCCAGCGCCGCCTGCGCACCCAATGTTGTGCGTGCCGTCGCCGCATCAGGGTCATTCAACAGAAACTTGATGAAGTCGCTTACTAAGAACCACTCCATCGTGTTTCCGCTAAGCCCGCGCGGCACCATGCCGGCGGAGAGTGTCGGAGCGATCGACGCCAGCGCCGCCAGCGAGGCATTATCGAGACGCTGCAGATAGGTCGACAGCGCATTGGCATTGGCGACCGTCTGCTGGCCGTAGGCCGTGTCGCGCATGATCGCGTAGGGATAGGTGCCGCTGGCGCCCTTCCACTTGATCGCCGCCGTAATCTGCGTGTTGCTGTCGATCGTGAGGATTGGCAGTGGGTTGCCGGCCACTTCGGCGTAAATCGTGCCGCCGGCGATCAGCGCCGTTTGCCAGGCTGTGCCGGCGCCAGTAACCACGGCGCTGCCGTTCGCCAGGGTGATCGACCCTGTCGTGTAAGGAGTGGTCATGTTGGGGAACTTCCTAAGCTGGAATGCCGAAGATGTAGTAGCGGATGCCGAGGGGCGGCGTGGCGCCGCTGGTGCGCCAGCTTCCGGGGCTGTCTCGGCGATTGTAGTAATCGCCGACGTTGCCGGCGAAGGTCCAGAAGCGGGCGTTGTTCTGCGTCAGCTCGCAATAGGTGCTCTCGCCGGCATGCGACTGGTTGCCAGGCGCGGTGTATTTCAGCCGCTTTACGAACGGCAGCCGATACACATTGGTCCACGACGTGAGCAACTGGTTGAGCCCGTCAGGTGCAGCGTTGCCGCCTCGGCCCGCCCCATGGGTCGTGATGTACTTGACCATGGGAAACATGCCAGTTCCGTCGAATGGAACGTCGTAAAACACCCCATTGCCCCCGACCGTGTCGATCCAGCCCTGCGCGAGGATCTGCACCTGCGGCCATCGGCTATCGACGACGATATCCGCCCAACCGGGCGGGTCGGCAGCACCTGGTCGCAGGATCTGCGTGACCTCCTGCGCGCCGTCGTGGAACTTCCGAAGCACCTTGTTGCTGCCGCTGGTGGGCGGACTATTGTCTTCGAGGTAGAGCATGAAGCGGGCGCGCATGCCCGTCGAAGCGTCGAAGCCGATCCGCGTCCCCTCAAACCAGTACTCGGCGCCGAAGTTGTTGAGCTGAGGATTGCACGGATACATGATGGTGGCGCTGTTGTAGAAATGCACATCGAGCGCGACCATCTCAGGGATCTGAAAGCCAACGTCGAAGTAGCTCACCCCGGCCGGAAGCGCGATATCGCCCGACCGAATGACCTTCACCGGCAGCTTGGCCCCGATATCGAAGGCAATCTGTGCTGGCGTCGCCGTGTCGACCGGGTATCCCGGCCTCGCCGCCTTGAACTCGGTCGACGAGATCTTGATCGTCTTGCTACCGTTCGGTGCCAACGCCGGCGCCTCGTCGACAGGCACGTTGTTTCCCGGCAAGTTCCAGACGACGAGCGTCCGGTCTCGCGACAGGAAGCGATTGAAGCCGTCGATCGTATCGAACCGGGTAATCTGGATAATGATACCGGACGCCCATGCTCCAAAGATATTGTTGAAGAACGAGCTGTTAGTGCCGGTTACCCAGCCGAGCTGCTGATAGTTGCCAGCAACGTAAAAGCCGCCTTGACCGTTGTAATAGTCGTAACTGTCGAACCAAAAGACCATCTGCTGGTTATAGCGGTTGCTGCCTTCCCCCTTTTTCGCCTTGATGTCGAACAACGGCACGTCATAGCGGAGCGTCGGAAAGTGCTCTTTCTTGTAGCACCAATGACTTGAGCCACCACCCGATGACTCCGCGTAGACGAAGTTCCCACTGTTTGAGCCGGCCGGATAGTAATAGGTCACCCCCGAGTCATTGAGGCCCGGTCTCGAAATCTGGTTGACCCGCTGCATGTCGGCCAGATTCATCGTGATCGAGAACTTGCTGTTGTAGAGGAACTTCCAACGCTCACTATCCGGCGTGGTGCGCGGATCGTCGGCGTCGCTCTTCATCATCTTGATGCAGCCGGCGCCGCTGCTGTCGACGCCAATCATTGTGCGAACCATCAGCTGTAGATCTCGATCGTGCCGTTGTTGAGGTTGATCGCGAGCCTCTGATCCCTAGAGCGCAGAATTCCTGCCTGAACCAGACCGACATCGGCATTGCTTAGGGCCAAAGTACCGCTATTTTCGAGCGCGACTGGAACGGCCATGCGCCGGTCGGTGGCCGCTGCGGGAAGGACGGGCGCAACAAAAAGCGCCGCGAGGAATGACCTGCGCTTCATATCAGAATTCCTTTTGGTGACTCGACTCTCGGTTGTTCGGCTGGTTTTATCCGCCCACAGCACAACCGGAGAAAACTATGAGAAAGAAACTGAAACTCACCCCGACGACCGACAACACGCTCCATATCGATGCGTCCGCTATATCGCTCCCCACAGCGCCAGGGGGCTACGATATCCAGTGCGGAGCGTGCGAGGAGATCATGCTTAAGGGTTACGACGTGCGGGCCAGTAGCTTCATGGTGATTGACGCGCTGGTCTGCCAGCACTGCGGCCAAAACAATCTATTCGCGTCGGTACTCCCGCAGGGCTAACGCTCCATCATCAAGAATCGTCACCTCAAGATCGAGGTGATCGTCCCCACGCGAGAAAATGATCTTCGGGCGGCCTTCTCGCGTGTGCGCCGCCTTGAGATAGAGCGGCTGCCCTTTCGTGTTGCTTTCGAGGCATATCATCTGGATCTTCCTTCTTTAGCTGTAGATTTCGATCGTGCCGTTGTTGAGGTTGATGTCCATCTTGCCGTTCTGCGAGAGGAGCCGGCCCGATCGGATCAAGCCGATGTTTGCGATGTTGAGCTTCAGCTCGCCGTTCTCGATGACGATGGGCAGGAAGGCATTGCTGCCCCCGTTCCAGACAACGAACTGATCGGCCTTCACAGCGAAGCGGGATTTGAGCACCCCACCTTCCGTGTAGATCTCGATGTAGAAGCCGCTGTCTTTGAAGGTTTCGTTGAGGGTTGCGCGCAGCATAACCGAGAAGCGAGAGGTGACGCCTGACTGATCAGCGGCCGCCTCAAACTTCACCAGCCCGCCGGCGAAGCGATTGTTCACGTCGGCGCTGACGCCTGTGATGCTGGAGGCTAAGGCGCTGTCTTGTGTGGCACGTGCCGTCTCCTCAGCGATGAGCCTCGCAAGGTTGCTGCCCACCGTCGCCGTCAAGGCCGTAATCAGCTGTGCGAGCGCTTCGTCCTGCGACACACGCACGCGCGCCTCCGTGACGATCTGAGCAAAGGCATCGCCGACCGCTGCCTTCAACTCCTGCCGCTTGACTTCGCCGACGGCACCATCGAGCGAAAAGGCCGTCGTCAATTCCTCGAGGCGCTGCCAGACGCCGTTGAACTCGCCTTGAAGCTCTTCGAAGCGGTCCTTTAGGTCGTCGCGGACCTGGCCGAGGCCGATTTGAACGTTCAGCGATCCGGTGATCGTCGACGTGGTGCGCCAGGGCGTGAAGGTACGCAGCCGGTCCGGGTTAGTCTTGATGGTCGCCCGCGCGACATACGCCTTCTCCGAGATGACGTTCTTCGTGGTTCGGTACCGACCGACCTCGGGTTCGCCGCACTGGTCAGCGAACTCTTCTGCAGCGCCGTCGATGCGATAGACAAAGAGCACGTCCGTGATGGTCGGATCGTCCGGAGGGTCCCAGACGAATTCGAGCGCCGGCACGTCGAAGCCGTTTCCGCCCTGGATCATGCCGGCGTGAACGTCGAAGTTCTGCACCGTGAACAGCTGCGATGGGTTGATCGGCGGCGTGGGCGGTACGACGATCGGGCCGGGCTCGATGTCGCCGTCATCATAGATGTCGGCGCCGGCCTCGGTCAGCACGAAGGTGAAGCGCAGATCTTCGTCGCAGCGCCATTCGGAGATCATCCAGACATTGCCGAGATAGCTGACCCACTCGCCTTCCTTCACCTTCAGCCCGACGCGCCGGCTGACGGGTACCGTTGCCGTGCCGCCTTTGCGGTTCTGGCGGTAGCGGACGTTCAGCAGGTACTGCGCGATATCCGCATCGGAGACCTGCAGAAAGTCGATCGAGGTCTGACGCGGCCGCTTGTCGGCGGCGACGTCGGCATTGACGACGATCGGCTTCAGGCTCTCCGGGTTCCACATCGCCTCCGGCGAGGTGAACTGGCCGGACAGATGGTTGAAGAGATCGAAGGCCGATTTGCGCGGCTGGCGGGGCTTCGGTCGGTCGGCCGGGATATCCTTATCGGTGATATCAAGCACCGGGATCTGCGGCGCGCCGACGACGACGCCCGAAAGGCCGCGGCGGTTCAGCCCGTAGCCGGCCATGGCATCGTCAAAGGCCGACAGCGCCTCAGTGTGATCGGTCTCGGAGTTGACCCAGAGCGAGCACTGATAGATCGGCTTTCCCTTGCGGAGCGTCCGGCAATAGTTGATCGCGACAAAATAGGACGACAGGTCCAACTGGCCGAGCGACTTGCCTTCGCCGATCAGCGTGCGGCCCGAGCGCAAGCCCCTGAGACCGAGCTGATAGTTGAGCCGATGGATCGCAGGGTTCAGCGTGTGCGTCCAGGTCGAGGGATCGTTGAGCCGCTGCGGGCCATTGCCGCCGGCCACCGTCGAGTCCTTCGTCGGGTCGTACTCACGCAGACCGCGCAGCACCCACTCGAACTCCGGACGCCCCTTGTCGAACTTCGAGCTATCGAACTTGCGCTCGACAACGACATAGGCCAGCCCGCTGAGGCGGCTGGTCGCCTTCCAGATCTTGCCGAGGCCGGCCGTGTCGTTGACGAGCTTCTGATCGACAGGCTGGCCCGGCCGACCGTCATAGAAGCGGATCGAGATGAGATCACCGAAGCCGTCGACACCGAAGTGGGAGACCTCGCCGCCGATCAACGGCCGCACCACCAGGTTCTTTTTCTCGCCGTAGAAATAGACGTAGTTTTCGAGGCCGTCGCACCAACCGTTCGCCAAGATGAAAACGTCGAAGTTGACCTTATTGCCCTTGCCCGCCTTCCCGTAGTAAGCGCGCTGGCCTTTCGTCTTGCCGGTACCGAGCAGCGCGTCGACGGGCACATCGCCGCCCATCTGCACTTCGCCCTGGACGGCGGTGAACTTCTGCTTCTTCTGCTTGTTGGTGAGCTTGCCCAGCCCGATCTGTGCACCGAACGCCAGCGCACCCCCGATGAGCTTGGCAGCGAGCAACGAGCCGCCGAAGAGCGCGCCGGAGATCAGCGCGCCCAGACCGGAAAAAATAGCCATGGTGGAGAATTACCCGAGATGGAAGGTCGCAATGACATCGGAAAGGCCGTGGTCGCTACGGCCCCTCTCGGTTTTGGTGGTGAAGCGGTTGCCAAGGCAGACCCCGACATGCTCGGCGCCGTCGGCGAGACGAAGGATGACCAGGTCGAAATAGCGTGCCGAGGCGGCTCCGTCCGGCTCCTGTCCCAGCTCGGCCGACCAGAAATCAACCAGGTTCGAAAAGCCGCGCCGGCGGAGCGCGATGTGCGCTCCCTTCAAGGTGCGATAGGCGCCGCGGTACTTCTCGACGAGCGAGGTGCCATGCAGGGCATCCGCCATGGCGCAGCCGAGGTGAAAGCAATCGGCCGGGCCATAGGCATAGGGGGTCGACAGCTCACGCTCCAGCGTGGCTGATCCGATACGGAAGCGATCCATTGTGAAAGACTCGACTTTTGGTTGTCTGTCTGATCCATTGCCTCGGCCAGCAACAAAGAGGTCAACGGCTGTGTTGCCAGGCGAATGGTTTGTGAAACTGCCAGGAGATGGGCAATGACCGACAAGCGTTACGAAGAGAAAAGCTACACCCCTCGAACGACCGACATTAAGAATCCTGACGTCGGCGGCAACTACACTCCGACGACGAACGAAACTCCGGCACCTAAGCCGCCGGGGAAGTAATTTTTCTTCGCCGAAAATCAATTCGTGCGATTTCCGAGCTGGGGATGAAGGTTATTTCATCACCCCATGCACCAAACTGGACGGCCGCGTTCTCGCGTCTGTCTTCACCAACTGGCCGGAAGTGGGTTACATACATCAGGACGTCGCCGTTTGTACCCAAAACGCAGGGGCCGTTCGGGGCACGAGTAAATCGATGAAGATCATCGCACTCAAGCCACGTCCCGTTCTTGAGCTGAACGGCCAATTGCGTCCCGTCGAACCCGGTCACATTGAACATCGAGACCCAGGCACTCGGTAACTCGTCTGCGTAGCTTACATGCATTCCCCTGAGCAGAAGCTTGAGCAAACTCCGGCCGATCAGCCTCCAGAGGATGCCGATGACGCACGTCGCCACATAAGGCAAAAGCGTTGACACCGCGATGTTCGTGCCGCGCGCGACCAACCATTGGTGAAAGAACAAGCCAAAGAAACCGAAAACCGCACTCGAAAACGCGACATCGACACTTTTGTGATGGTCGCGAATGCCGGTGTTCGCGATGAAATACGCACTGTATCCCGCCGCCAGAAACAGGACTGTGGCGAGCGGCAAGTTTGCAATCTCAGGCTGGAAGGGCATGCAACTCTCCTGACGGCTGACAAATCTATCGACGACGCTCGCACTGATTGCAAGCATGGCCTACCTCGAAACCTGTCCCCATTCCTCGGGAACCGTGCCGATCGTCGCGACGTATTCGAGGCCGGTATCGGTCTCGTCGTTATCGAACTGCTGCTCGGCGGTGCTGCGTTTGATCAGCGTTTGCCCCCGGGCGGAGCGGCCGGGCGGCTGAAGCTCGATCGTCAGGGTCAGCATGCCGGAGCCATTGGCATCGAGCGCGTCATCATTAAAGCTGACGCGGTCGATCTCGTAGATGTTCGAAACGAGGATGCCAACGACCTCGTTGGTGTCAGGCACGCCGGCAAGATGGGTGATGATGACCGGCGAGTTCGGGTAATCGTACTGCTCGATCTTGGCGACCGCGTCATCAGGGTCGTCGACCGGGATATTCGAAAACACGATCGTCCGCGTCGTCACCGCTACGCCGACGGCGCTATTGATGTCGCCGCCCTGCAGGAATCGGTTCGGCAGGTACTTCAGGCCGTTATAGGTGAAGGGCCGCCCGCCGCGATGATAGCCGACAGTCTTGCCCGGCAGATCGAACCGGATGAGATCAAGCCCCGCGAACTCTCCGCTTTCGACGATCGCCTCGACTTCAGGAGAAAGCACGCTCATGAGAAGAACAGCTCCGTTGCTGTAAACTGGACATTGGAAACCGGCCAGGACTTCGGCAAGCTGAAGCTGCCCTCGTCCATCTCCATGATGCAGGCCGACTTCTCGAAATGGACCGTATTGCCCGCGGCAAAGGTCTGGGTGTCGAGCGCGAACCGTATCGACAGGCTGACCACGCCCGCGCCGTTCGCCGTCGCGGGTGCGGTGATGCGATGCAGCGAGCGTACCAAGGCCGACTTACGGATCTCGACATAGTCGCCAGACGACAGCTTGAAGCCAGCAGGCAAACCGTTGACGACGATCGTCTTGGCGTTCGTGATCGACTGAAGCACCGCGTCGCCGTTAAAGGCACCGCCGCCCGCCTTCACCCCGGCGAGCGGTGCGCCCGCGTAAGCGATCGGCCGAGGCCTGTGCGGGTCGTAACCGGCGAATACCCCGCCATCGCTGGCGAGCATATTGAAGGCATCGAAGAGCGACACCTCATCCGTCGTCAGCTTCGACGCTGCATAGGTCGCTACCCAATAGGGCGTTCCGCGAAAGAGCGTCTCAGTTTTCCGGCCGAGCATGCGCGAGGTGCTACGGGTGCGGATCGGGTCGAATGAGATCGACGGGCCGTAGATGACGGCAGGTAGCGAGATCAGATCCGGCATCAGTATTCCCCGCCGTTCTGGCGGATGTTTGCCCGCGCCGCCTCGTTGCGCCTGATCAACTGAACCGACTGGCCGCTTGCCTGTTCGAGGATCTTGGCAACCAGGTCCTCGCCCAGTTCTAGCTGGATAACCGTGCGATTATCGCCGCCCTGCCCATTTCCATTGTCGCGGATTTTCGAAGGCGCGATGATGCGGCCATGCTGGGTCGGCGCAAAAAATTCGTCTTCATATTCGTTGATCTCGTAGATGCGCCCCGGCGACACATCACCGCCACCTGCTCGCGCTCCGCCCTTTAGAAAATCGCCGAGGGTCGTGTTCGGCACGAAGCTTGAGGAGAAAAGCCCCTTGCTACCACCGCCAAAGCCACCGGACAACGCTTCGAACAGCGAGCCGAAGAGCCCCTTTCCATTCGTTTTCACGTTGACCACTTCCGTGAGCACGGCTGCGAGTGCCTCTTTAAGATCGAAGGTGCCGTCGATGGCCCGCATCAACTGATCGTCGAGCGTGTCACCCATGCGCTGCGCCGCGTCGCGCATCCGCTCCTGGCTGTCGATCAGCTGTTCCTCGGCCGCCATCTGCTGATACTTCTTGTCGATCAGCTTGGAGATTTCCTGCCCCTCTTTCGAGGCGTAGGTAACGCCGGCTTCGCGCAGCGCGATTGTGCGCTCGCGCTCGATGTCCGTCAGCCCCATCACCGCGAGCTCGTCGCGCAATGACTGGATGACGTCGTCGATCGCCTTCTTTTCCTTTTCGGCGGCGCGCTCCGCCTTGGAGCGTCCGCCGCTGCCACGCCCCTTTTTGTCATCATCTGGTGTGATAACGGGTGGCGTCCATTTCACGCTCGGCGCGGGTTTTGGAGAATTTCGGTCGCTGAGGATCGCGATCACGCGATCTTCTTCTTCCCCGATCTGATCGAGGTAGGCTTCCAACTGGGTAATTTGCTCATCGAGCATACCCTTGGCACCGTAGGCTCCCATCGCTTCCCGCGTTTCTTTCGCCTCGCGAATCTGTTGGGCAATATCGTTGCGTCGTCCCAGCAGCTCGGTCTGGCGGGCAGCAAGCGTATTCGTCTGCTGGTTCTGGATATCATTGAAGCTGTCGATGAACTGACCCATGCTGCTAACGACTGACACGATGGCAGCTTTCAAGTTGGTGCCCACAGTCGTCGCTATAGCGTTGAGCTTGCGGTCGATCTCAGCCGCCTGCTGGACCATCTTTTCGTCCAACACGATACCGAGGTCATTGGCCGCCTTGATCGTATCGCGAATGCCAGCTTCACCCGCTTCAATAAGCTGAACGAACTGCTCGCCGCCGGTACCACCGAATACTTCATCGAGAATGCGGATCTGCGCCGCCTTATCGAACTGCTGCAGCTTCCCGATAATCTCGGTAAACAGGGCCGATGGGTCCTTGAGCTTTTTCTTAAGATCGTCGGCATTTAGCCCCAGACGCTTAAACGCTTCAGCCGCCGAACCGCTGCCCGTGAGGATGAATTCATCGGCGCGAAGGTTGAGTTCCTTGATGCCGTCGGTCAGAGCATCGACGCCGATGCGGTTCTGCTCGGCGACATACTTCAGTTCCTGAAACGACTTCACGTCGAGGCCTGCACGCCGCGCCTCGTCGCCGATGGAAGCTATTGCACTGGCCGCATCCCGAATGACGGCAACCGTCGAGGCAGAGATAACCCCTGCCGCGATGCCCGCGACGCCACCTGCCAGGCTTCTGATACGGCCGATCGAAGCTACGACATCGAGCGCCGTAGATTTTGTCATAGCTCTAATGCGTGCTAGCGAAGCCTCAAAACCCTTGGAGTCACCCGAAATTGTAACCGGGATGTCTGGACGACTCATAGTAGACCTCACAAAGGATAGGGTTTGCTAACTGGAGGATGTTCGATGGCGAGAGCGGGTGACCAAAACATAAGGTGGTTGGCGGCACTCGCCGTCGCGCTTGCAGTTATTTTGACGGTCTGGGTCGGCGGCGTTCGAATCTTTGTCATTCAGCCGATCGGGGCGATACCCGAGGGTGTGACCGCCATCGTCGTTAACATTCGGGGACTGAATCTCATCGACAGTCCGGACGCATTCTGCGCCCGGCAAGGTCAACCAAACCTGCTATGCCGCGGCATGACCGCAGCGAAGGTGGCTAACGAAGGCAAGATCATACTGAGGCTTCCCTACAGTCAGACCCTTTATTCTTTAACCGGCGCTCCTGAATACTGACGCAGCTCGCAGAGGCTAGCTCCCGCCTAGTGTCTTTGCCTTCGGATTGGTTTTGAGCGAGGGCCGCACCCCGTAAGCCGCGGCGGCGCGGCGTACTTCCTCGCGAGAAACAAATGGCGCGCCGCTGAGCTTTCCGGAAAGCCCCTCCAATGCCATCTCGAATTCGACGGCCGTCGCCTTCCAGAAGACTTCCGGCGACCAGCCGAGAAGCTTCGGAGAGGTGGCGACACGAAACGCCGTCTTGAGATGGTCAGAAATCAGGAGGGGCTGACGGGCTTTCCCAGCAGAGCATCCGCCGCGATGTCGTTGGCCGTCCGCTCGTCGCGCCGGATTTTGCCCGACGCAACATGGCCAGCGAGTGCCGTTTCCGCCGCCTCGCGCCAGTTCGCCTGGTCGGCGAGCGAGATGTTGTCATCGGCGAGGATTTTGGCGACCAGCGTGTCGAGCTGGTCCGCGTCGTCGACGACAATCAACGCGCGGACAGCGCAGGCAACGGCCTTCGGCTCGAAACCCAGCAGCCGCGCGTAGACCTCATCAATCGTCCTGGCGCCGATCGCCTGCGAGAGCCGGGCAAGACCGGAGAAGGTGACGGCGATGCGGAAATCGATGGCGCCGATCTTGACCGGCGCCTCTCCGCGGATGGGGTTGGCTTCTGTTTCCACTGTCGCCTCCGTCACACGGCCGCTACGAAGGTGATGACGCCGGTCATCGCGCAGCGAATGTCCATCTGCAGCTCATTCGTCTTGTCACCGGAGAAGGTGATCGAAATGAGCATGTCGCCCTCGAAGGTGCCAACGCCCGGCACGGTCACCTGGTATTCCCTGATGACCTGGTTGATGGCATCCGCCGCAACTTCCTTCATGACGGCGCTGCTGACGAAAGCGCCCTGTCCGCTGAATCGGATGGACTGGATGCCGTACATCAGCGCGAGGGTGAGTTTTTCCCCCGGATCCGTGCAGTTTGGCTTGGTGATATCGATCTCCTCGTTGTTGATTTCGAGGGATCGCTGTTCGGTGATGCAGGCGAGAGTGAACGCGCCCGCAAGCGCAGAGCGAGCAAGGGTAAGCTGACGGCCGAGAGCCATGGCAAGATCCTCTATTGTTGGGATTGGGAGCGCTAGAGCGCGACTTGCTGCGGATCGGCCGCAAGGGTTTTGTAGGCGACCCGGTAATTGATTGAACCGGCGCCGATAGACAGACCGGTCTGAGAATTCACGTAGTGGCGCTCGGACTCGAGTGTGACCTCAACCACGAGGCCATCGAGTTCGATGGCAGCGCCCATGACGCTTTCCACTTCGACACAGATCTCGTCGAACTCAAGCTCCGGATCATCGTCACGAAGGTGAACCACGATCGACAGCGGCAAGTGGCGATCATAGCCATCCTCGCCGTTCGGCCCGGAGAACGGCCGCATGGTGGCGATTTCGTTGCTATCGGACCATGTCGGCGTCAAAGCCGGCAAACTTTCCTGACGGATCGCGCCCTTGCGTCCTCGGGTTACTTTGTCGGGACCGGAGAAGCGCGCGATGGTGACCAGCCGCGCCTTCACCGCGTCGAAGATCTGGGTGCGCAAGTGTGCCATGTCAGGCGATCTTCTTGCCAAGATCGCGGAGCGCCTGACCGAGGATCTCGGTAGAGTAACCGAGCGCCACGATCTGCTCGCGCGTCTTCTTCTGGTCTGCAAGGTGACCGACGTCCGAGCGGATCGCCGAGCGCAGGCGCGACGGCAACTGCTGCCACGGTCGCTGCGTCATGCCGCCGACGGCCTTGCGAGCCGCTTCCTTCTTCGCGCCTTCCTCGGTGGCGAAGAGCGCCTGGCAGATCTCTTCGACCGGATCGACCTTCGCGGCCGCCGGCGCGTCCTGTTCCTGTTTCATGTCAGATGTCTCCTGAAAGCGAGAGCTTGAGCATGGCCCGGGCGTCGTCGCTCACGTTGATGATGGGATAGGTCACGCCGTCGATCGCGACCGTGTCGCGCCTGCTTTCGAGTCCGGGCACATCGGTCGCGGCAACGGCGAGCAAATGTGTCGTTCCCTCGACCGCCTGGTCGACCTCTTCCATAAGCTCGACGTCGCGCCAGACGCGGAGGATGCCCCGAACAGCCTTCGGACTGACGACGCCGGCGATGGTGAACACAGCATCGACGTTGCCGAAGGCCTTTGCGAACTTCGACCCCATGCGGGCGAAGATTTCGGGGCGCCGGATCATCTCACGGTCAGCTTTTCGATGTTGGCCTCAAGGGTCTTGACCTGACCCTGCAGAGCCTTCACCTGATCGGCCAGCACCTGGTTATCCTTGCTGAACGCGTCGTTTTCAGCTTCGAGTTCATCGTTCTTCTTCGACAGCGCCTTGCTGTTTTCGAAGGCAGTGTCGCGCTCGGCCGTGAGGCGGTCGACGTCGCCCTGCAGTTCGTCGCGCTCGCTGGTAAGCTTCGCGAACTCGTCGCGGATCCTCGCCAGATCCGCGCTGCTGGGGATCGGACCTTCGGATGCATCGGGGCCACCGTTGTAGTCGCCGAAGTTGGTGCGCAGGTTCTTCACCTCGTCGTCGGACAAGCCGCCGCTGGCACCTACGGGCACCGGCTCACCGGGCTTATAGACCTTCTTGCCGAGGGTGACGGTGACGTTGAACTTCTCTGTCCTTTTGCTCATCGGAGCCTCCAAATTCCGTCATGCTCCGCCGCCACGACAACGGCGGAGATGATGCGGATGCAGTGGTTTTCAGGGATGGATCAGCGGACCAGCGCGAAGAGGCTGGCGTCGGGCTCCGGCATGATCGGCAGCGGGGCCGACTGCGTCTGCACGATCGTGCGCGACGGGTTCTTCTCCTTCCACATGTCCGGGAAGCGTTCGAGGGAGATCAGAGCGTCGTTGTCCAGAATAGCGCCGTAGGCGAAGTGCCCCAGGAAGCCGAAGGGATCGAAGATACCGACGCCGAACGAAGGCCAGAAGTTCTGCTTCGCCCCGCCAACCGTGTAGGGCTGCGAATACTGGATGAAGGTCAGTTCGCCGATCGTGCCGAGAACGGTGTAGTACTTGTTCTCCGCGCCGGTCGAGACAGGACCAAGCTGCATGATGCCGCCGTCCTGGCGCCGGTTATCCAGCATCTCCTGGAAGCGAGGCGACTTTTTCAGGAGACCTGCGGCGCCCGGGCCAAGCAGGACTTCCCGGGCGTTAAAGCCGCCGGTGTCACCCAGCAACTGAGCCCACTTTTCAACGTCGTCCATCGGATCCACACCGGCCTCACCCCAGCGGGCCGCTCCCGCGAGCGCGATCGTAAGCGCCGCATCGCGACCGTAGGCAATCGTCTGTGTCGGGTAGTCCTCGCCCTGAACGACGACCTGACCGGTGCGCAGTGCCTGCGAGCACATGAACTCTTCGCGTCGGGTGATGCGCTGATCCTGGTCGTCGATGATCGTCGCGAGGTTGTATGCATAGCGCGACGCCGGTGTGTCACGGCCGCCGATCGGCTCGCCCGGGATGCGGATCATGTTGCCGCGCGGACGTAGCGTGTTCTGCGGCTTCACATAGGCGGGCGTAAAGCTGGTCGCCTTGAAGCCGCGGTTGGAGGAGTCCTTGCCGGGAACGTCCGGATGCACGAACGGAGCGAGTTCGCGATCGGGCAGAATCTTATCAAAAACGATCTCTTCCATGTCGGAAAGAACGGTCGTCGAGAAGTAACGGTCGCGCAGGAAGGCCTCTGGCCGGTCGCGAGGCGGCAGAACCTGAATGAGTTCTGCAGTGTTGAGAAGCATATCCATGTGTGAGGAACCTTTCAGGTCTTTGCCGTCACTTCAGCGTGCGGACGTAGAGCGGCGCGCTTGCCTTGCGGAAAGCGGCTTCTACGGTCGCGGTTGTGTGACCAGCGCCAAGGATGAGTTTCGATGCATCGAGGCCGGCGCCCGCATAGGCGGGTGCTACGACATCACCGGCGGATGCGTCGCAGTCGATCGCGAGCACGAGGCCCGGCGTCTGCGAGCCGTCGGCTGCGGCCGAGGCGGACAAGATGTACTTGTCCGAAGCGGTGATGTTGCCGATCACGGCGCCGCGCTTCAAGTTCTGGCCGCTGGCGATCGTGATATTGCGGGTAACGACCGGCACGTCGGAGACGAGCAGATCGTTCGGGGCGAAGGTTGCTTCAGCCATTGAATCAGGCTCCCTTGCGGTTACGGCCGTGGATGGCCTTGATGGTGTTGCCGATGCCGGCGATCACGGCCTGGCGCTCGGAGGACTTGCCGCCACCCGGAGTACCCGCGCCGAGTTTCGGGGTCTTGCCCTTCATGCGGGCGCCGAGGCTGGAACCGCCGCCGCCAGCCGATGCCAGGAGGGCGCCGGCTTCCCTGGCCGTGTAGAACTTCGATCCGAAGGCCAATTCGTTCGCCAAGCCGGGATTGCTCTCGGCTTTCGGGTGCGTAAGGATCGAGCGAATCCGCCCCTGCTCGGCGCGACGGATGGCACTGGCAGAAGTGGTCTTGCCTTCGTCCGTCTCGTCCTCGTCGGTTTCGGCAGAGGTGTCTTCTTCCTCGGTCTCAGCCTCGGGGTCCGTCACGTCGTCTTCGGCAGAGGTTTCATCCTCAGTGCCTTCTGCAGTTTCTTCTTCTTCAAGTTCTTCCGGCCGTTCTTCTTCCAGCCGGGAGCCCTTTTTGCCGCTAATGGCGGCGAGCACGCTCCGCGTGAGCGCGCTGGTGCGCGTCAAGTTCGACATTCGTCGTCTCCGTGTGATGGTGGGTTAGCCGGCTGTCCGGCTCAGTTCCGCTTCGAAGGCCGCAAGGACCTGCGAAGGACGTACAACCGCGTCGGCGAGGCCGGCCTCAACCGCCTTTTGTCCGCGATAGAACCGCGCCTCTGTGGCGAGAGCGGATTGCTGTGTGAGGCGGCCGGCGCGGAAGCGCGCAACGGTCGCTGCAAATTCGACGCGAAGCTCTTCGAGCTCGGCGAGTTCCTGTTTCAAGACATCTTCGGGGATAGCCTGATAGGGATTGAAGTCGGCCTTGTGCGCGCCAGCTGAAAGGATCGTGACGTTCAGACCCTCCTTTGCCAGCCACGCGCTCATGTCGACATGCATGGAAATGACACCGATAGAACCGCAGATCCCGGTCTGAGGAATGACGACCTGTCGGGCCGGCGATGCACACAGATAACCGGCAGAGCAAGCATGATCGGTAAGCACTGCGATCGTCGGCTTCATCTGCGAAAGCTCGAAGATCTGCTCGGCGCAATCAAAGGCGCCAGTCACCTCGCCGCCAAAGCTGTCAACCTCAAGCACCACTGCCTTGACGTCGGCGCGCTCAATGCAATCGCGAACCTGAAGCGCAATCGCTTCATAGCTCGTCATACCGCACGACTGGCCGATCCACTTGCCCTTGTTGACCAAAGAGCCCTCGATCTCGATCAGCGCAATGCCACGTTCGGACAACATCTTGGGGCCTTTGTAGACGTCGTCTCCCCAATAGTCCTTCGCGTCCCGCAGCTTCTCGCCGATCAGGCCCATCTCTTCGCCACCCGCCACATGCGCGGCAACATCCGGCGCACCGAGGACCCGTGGCCCGAAGGCACGCGCAATGATGTCGCCCTTTGCAGGGTGCAACATCAGCGGCGTACCGAACATACGGCTGGCGATTTCAGGATAGTTCCTCATGCCGGTTTCCTTCTGGCAATCGCAGGGATGCCGACCGGGTGCCGGCGGGCAGACTTGCGGCCGTTGACCTCCTCCTCGGTATCCTCCCCGGGTTCGCGATCATCAGCCGGGTTCACGCGTGGACGCGCCGGGACATCGGCAGGCCCCATGGGCAAGCCCAGTTTTTCATAGAAGCTGCGCTCGCGTGCCCGCTGCAGCGCGTCCATCTTCCAATCCCTGCCCTGCTCTGCCGATTCCTGCTGCAGCGTCGTCAGGTTGTTTTCGATGCGCTCGCCGGCAGCCTGCGCTTCGCGCAACGGATCAATCCAGCCACGGCCAGGACCGATCCAGTCCGCGTGGCACCAGGCCGCCGGGTTCTGGTCGAACGGCACGGCGCCGGCGGGAAGTGCGATCAGGCCCTTGTCGAAGATCTCCTCAAGGAACGCACGATAGATCGGGGCCATGAACTGGGCTGCAAAACCGCCCTTCTTTGCCGTCAGTCCACGCCAGATTTCGAGCAGGGCGGCACGTGCCGACGAGTAGTTGACGTTGCTCCAGTCCATGGTCAGCTGCTCGTAGGTGATGCCGATCGCGCTCGCGACCTTGCGCAACGCAGCATTCACGAAGGCCTCGAAGTTCGCATTCGGATGCTCCGGCTTTGTCAGGGTCGCCTTTTCCCCCGGCTGCAGCATGTTGACGCGAACGCCGGGAAGGTCGATCGGCGCAGCGCTGTAATAGGCCTTCTGCGCGTCCGACATCTCGCCGTAGACGCTTGCAACCTTCTGGGCCGACACGTCTTCGCCCATGGCGTCGAGAAACTCTTCCGGATCGAAGGGCGTCTCGATGAAGGCGGCCATGACTGCGTTCAATGCCGCCGCCTGGCTTTCGAAGTCCTCATAATCGGTCGACTGTTTGATCGAGCGGATGATGGGCGCCCAGTCCGAAACCCCGCGCGTCATGCCGGCGCGCTTCTGTTCGAAGGCATGAACGACGATCGGTCGCCCCCATTCGGTTTCCCGCTCGACATACTCCCATTGCCACAGCCCGGTATTGCCGGCGAAGATTTCGCCGGGATGCGACTTGCGGAAATGATAGCCCTGCGGTGCGCCGTAACCGTTGATCACGACCCCGTCGCGCAGGAACTCGTCATCCATGCGCCCATTCGGGTTTGAGCATCGTGCCGGGTCGACGACATGAACAGCGGTCTGGAACAACGGAGCGTTGTCGTGCCAGACGATGACGCCCATCGCCTCGCCCTCAGGGCCGAACCGTTGACGCGCGGCAAGGCCGAGAATACCGGCCATCGTTTTCGTCCGCTCGGCATCGCACCACTTGTCGACGTCATGCGTGTAGTCGCGCCACAAGGCCTCGATCCTGTCGGAGATCGCATCGGCTTGTTCGAACGTCATGTTGAGCGAGACGTGGTTCGGCCTGGCGGCAAGCGTCCAGCCCGAACCGATGATGTTGTCAACGAGACGCGAGGTACCGGCAGCACCCCAGCCGTCATTGCGGGCGACGTCGTTGAGACGGTCGACCAGGTCGACGCGGTTCCACGACAACGCCGACTGGCCCGACCAGGTGCCCGGCCGCCATTTGGCAAGAGACGGATGATCATTGGCGGCACCCTGGTAAGCGGTAGATGCCATCATCCGGTTCTTCGTCATCTGCATACGCGCAGCTGCGCGCAGGGCATCGGGCAACGGCTTGTCATCCGGGCCGTAAATCGCGACATCGCTCATCCGAAGATCACCCCTCGGCTACGGGCTCGGCCCATTCGACGCTGGCCAAGCTGCGCCTCAAGACTGCGCACGTACTGGCGCAAGTTCCCGGCATTGGCTGCGACATAGGTGATCGCCTCGCCGTTGTAGTTAAGGCTGACTTCCGCGCGGCCGATCTCCAGTTGGTGGAGTGCCTCGCGCGCTTCCGTGAGCCGCGCCTGCAGCACGGCACGTTCCTGTTCGGTCAAAGCCATGTGAGATCCTAGCGATTGTTGCGCTGGCGAGCCCGCTCGGCACGCGCAAGCGCGGCGGCGAGCCGCGATGATGCTTCGGTCGCCGTCGTTTCTGCCGGCGTTTCCGTTTTCACCTCAACCCTGTTGAGTTGGTCTTCGAGGTCGCCCTGTTGCGGAGCTTCTATCCGGCCGAGGCGGTCGGCTATTGCGTCCCACTCTTCGTCCGTCCAGTACGGCACGCCCCAGCGATAGGCACCGGCAAGGCTCTGATTGAGCATGTCGATGATTTCGTTGCGGCGACCGTCGAGCAACTTCCAGACATAACGGGTGTGGCCGCTACGGGTCTTTTCCGGCACGCGCGCCTCCGAGGTCGCCTGCTGGTAGAAGTCGTCGCCAAACCCTCTGGCAAAGCGGATGTAGCCTGCCCGTTCCGGATCGCTTTTCTTGTAGTCACGATAGAGCCGCAGCTTGAAGGCCGAGGCATTGAACGTGAAGAAGCGCGACGACCACTTCTGCTTTTTCGGCTTGCCGCGTTTGTCGTACTCTTTCGTTTGCACGATCGGCGGCGCGGCCTCGGTGTTGCCACCGCGAACCATGATGACGCGAGATTTCGGGTGCTTGCGAACCCAGTTCCACACGTCGTCCGTGTATGCGTTGCCATCGATCGCGAGGCGATCGGCCAGGCGCTTGCGGCCGAGATCGTCAGTCCACTCGCGCTGCAGCAACTTGTCGAGCGCCGCCCGAACCTCAGGCTCCGAGATGTGGCCGGAATGCTCCTTGTAGCCTGGGAGGTGGCTGCCGGCGCGATTGTCGATGACGCCGTGGTCTATGACGGCGCGATAGCGGTTGCGGCCGTAACCGACAAGGAGCCACTCGACACGGTCGCCCTGAACGTCAAGGCCGAGCACCAACACGAGCGCTTCGGCCGGAATGACGCCGCGGCGGAAACCTTGCTCCTCACCGCGGTCGCGCAGAACTTCCCAATCGACCGCCTTGTTGTCCGCCTCATAGGCAAGACCGAGCCAGTCGTTGAAGAAGGTTTGCTCGGCTCCGGAGCCATTGTCCCGCTTCTCCGGTCCACCGGCTTGAAGGGAGAGCCATTCGCGCGCCAGGTTCTCCCAGCGTTCAAATGGCGAATAGGCCATCCAGACCCGAAACGACCGGTGGCGGCGCGCACGCTCCGGGTACTTCGCGACCCACTTCGCACCGTTCCTCGGAAGCACCATCCATTCTCGATGATGCTCATGGATCTCGCCACCGCAATGGATGCAAACGAAGTGCGCTTTCTCGGGATGCTCCGGATCAAGGTGATCCCGCATGTTTTCCCAGCGCAGCTCCTGCAACCCGCCACACTCTTTGTGCGGGCAAGGTACGTGGTAGCTCTCCTGCGTTCCTTCTCGATAATTCGCCGTGATCTTGCATCCCGGCTCCACCATCGGCGTCGAAATCTTAAAGACCTTGGCGTTGAAGAACGCTTTGCTGCGGCTGTCCGCCTGGGCCTCCGGGTCGCCAGCCTCGTTCATCTGCCACTTGGCAAGATCGTCCTGCACCTGCTTTCGCGGCGAGATCATCGACAGGCCCGCCGGCGAGTTGGCGCCTGCCGCCTGAATGGCTCCTCGGCCGTCGATGCGCTCCTTGTAGAGCACCGAGTTGCTGGCATCGCGGCTGTTCTGCGAGAACAGTTTTGCGACGGCAGGCATCTCTCGCACCAGCGGCATCAGCTTCGTCTTCGACCAGCGCGACGCGTTTTCCTCAGTCGGGTGGACGTAGAGGAAATCGCCGGGCGCCATGTCGAGCGAGCCGAGTGTAAAGATGTTGGCGCAGATGGTGCCGCCGATCTGCGCCGACTTTGCCAGGCTGACGATATTGCAGGGGTCCTCGGGCGAAAGCGCCCTCAGGATCTCCGAGAAGAACGGAACAAGATCCTCGTTGTACTTGCCGGGATGGTCGGTGATGCGCTCAGAGAACTCAATGTTCTGCTTGGCCCATGCGAGGTAATCAACCGATGGCGGCGGCTCGCAGATCTCGGCAAGGACCGAATACGCCATCCGCTCAGGGTTGAACAACATCGTCACGTCTGTTCATCCTCGACATGTTCAGCCAGCTCGGCGGCGGAGGTGGCAAAATCCTTCGCTGCCTTTGCCCGCGCTTCGCGGAACGACTTGAGCAAGGCATGCATCGCGTCGTGCATGGGCACATCGAACTGTGCAGCCATCGTCTTCGCCATGGCGGGTATTGCGAGTTCCATCACCTTGAAGGCCTCAGTTACGGCCTTGACCGTCTGACGCCTGGCATCGTCGGCAAGCATGTAGCGCCCAACTTCAAGCGCTTCCTCACGCTCCAGCTGGGCGGTCTTGATCTGCTGCTGCCTGAGGCGCTCGGCTGCCAACTTGTCGGCGACGTCATCCCTGACAATCAGCTCCGGCTCGTCCGGATCGAAGGAAGGCGGCACTGCGGCCGGTCGCGGCGGGCGGCCACCGAGGTTCAGCGCCGGCTGGCGGGTCGGCATGTTCAACGATGCCTGCCCGTTCGCGCCAAAGCGCTGGGACGGCTCAAGCGTCTTCTGCAACTGCGACTGGGCAACAGCCGGCCTGATCTTCGCCGCCCTGCCCTCACCTTCAAGTGCATCGCCGTAGATCTTGCCTTCAGCGATGTACTGCGAGATCCGGCCAGCACTCACGCCGATGTGGGCGGCGAAGGCACCCTTCGTCATCGTGTCAGCGGACAGGCTCATTTTAGCTTTCGACTTTAGCCAAGCTCTTTAGTTTAGGCTCTGACTTTAGGCTTCAAAAAGTCGCTCAGACTAGGCAACCACCGCGGTGCCAAATACCCGTAGGCCGGACTTCGCCAGGAAGGACCCGCGAACCGGTCGACCGGGTCAGCGGGCCGTCCGAACCGCCCTTTCGAAGGCGGCGGCGAAGTGGTCGTGAATGTTCGCGGTCACATAACGCTCGACGACCTCGCGAAGGTGAAGGCGGATGCGATACGTGCTCTGCGACACGAACAGGATGACCGGAAAGATCGCCTGCGTGGTCGGGTCTCGCTGCCAGACGCCCGGAAACAAATGGCCCGGGCGTTTCGCTGCGAAGAACCGCGCGTTCTTGTAGTTCTTGTTCCGCTTGACCGACTTGTCAGAGCGGACGCGGGTAGCACCGGCACCGCGATAGTCGATCTGCAGGTCCGCCATGACACGGTTGAGAAACCCTTGCGTCATGTTGCCGTATCGATCGAGAGGCGCACGCTTGGCAGGAACTGCCACTTCGTTGCGCTTCATCAGGTTGCGGTCGATCAATTGCCGCTCGAAAGCCTTATGCGTACGCATCCCGCCTTCGATCTGTGGCCCAAGGAACGCGGTTGCTGGCAACCCTCCCTTGGTTCGATCTCCGGTCACGACGACGGCTGCCTGCAGATTTTGCCTGGTTGCCCGATCAAAGACGACGCCGCGTTTCGCATAAGGTGTCGGCCGATCGAACACGCGATCCATCTCGCGCTGCACTTCGAGCCGCCCGCCCTTTGCCGTCTCGTTCAGAGTCAGCATGATTGCGTACGGCAGCTGCTTTCGCTCAATGTCCGTAAGGGACCGCTCAAACTTCGAGAGATCGAACCTGATATGTGCATCAATCATCGTTCGAAAGCCTGCGAGATGCTCATATCTCTTAAACGAAAAAGGCGACCTTTCGGCCGCCTGTCATATTCTCATAGCAGTAGCACTCGCCCTGAATCGGTGCCTCGCATGGAGGCTTGAGGGCATGGGGCCGGTGCGTTGGTTCCCTGAGGCTTTCGCCTACTCTGCCCTAGATCTGATCTAGGGGATCGGAGGGTAACGTCATCCGGCTCGTCCGTAGCAAAATGACTCTCACAACTTCTTCAGATGTGCAAGAGGCATTCGCTCGATGTCGAACGAACGGCCCTGCACGTCGATACGTACGCTCGCCCGAGCCTCTCGGCACCACTTCACGGCAGTAACAACACATCGGAATCCGGTAAACGGACCAAACACGATGTCTGCTTCGGTGCCCTGACCGATCGTCTTGTCGGTGGCGACCCGTGGCGCATTACCATCGCCGAATAGCGCTTTGAAAACAGCGACGTGAACGTCTTTGACGACGTGATAGCCACCCGTTCCACCAACGAAATCGACCACATGGTTCTGATGGCGAAGCCCAAGGAAAGCTTCCGGAGACGGTACCAACCGCACTAACAGGTAGCCAGGAACGGCAGGCTGCACCACGTCGATCTTCTTGCCACGTCGGATGTAACTGTCCTTTTCGCGCGGCATATAGGCCTCGACATTGGCCGCTGCCAGCGTGTTTTCCACATCAAACTCTCTGCCCTTTTTCACATGGAGGCAGTACCAACGGGCGCTATCGGGGTGCATTTCGGTCACTTTCATTGTTGCTGCCTTCAAACTTGCTTGTGTGATTCGCCGCATACGGTCCCTGAAACCGTCTTTGGCCTGCGTTGCGATCGGCTGACCCTTCATTCCCCTATGCTGCATCATGGTCACCCTGCCCCTCGCTGATGGTTGCCTTGAACGTCTCGATTGCCGCTTCGACGCTGCCGCCAGCCTCTATCAGCGGGAAGCAGATCCACTTGGCGTCGCCCATGCGAGGCCATGGCCATTCCATTCGCTCATAGAGCTGCCGATAGGCCTGCACCTCCGCGGAATCGACGTGGTAGCTCTTGAAGCCCTCGCCCGCCTCGACGATGGCGCCGTCGATGACCTGGCCGCGAAACTGCTCCGCCGCCGCATACATCTCGCTGACCTTCGGCCAAGCCCAGCGTTGGCGATGCTCACGGCGAACGCGATCAGCCATAGGGCCTCCAGCCTTCACAGTCTGCTGGAGGAAGGGCGTCATCGCCGGCATGGGCGCATCTGGCTCAAGCAGGCGGCTTATCGCCAAGGCCTGCCACGCCTTGCTGAATGGCTTGTGCACGCTTGGCGGGTTGACCGCAGCGGCCGCCACGACGCCAAGTCGCTGCCAGCGCTTCTCGTGAAGGTACTTGCCAGCGGCCACCGTGCCCTTCTTCGTCCGGCCGAGCTGCTCGCGCGCCCGGAGATAGGCCGGCGTGAGTTCGAGAGCTTCCCTGCGCTCGGCAGGCGTCAGCCGATACCAGGCCTTGCGTGCTTCCGTTTCGCTGTCGTCGAGATTGGTCGGCCACGTCGGGAACCAGCGCTTGAAGCCACGTTCGATCGACTGCCGGCTTTCAACCTTCTCGTCATCGCTCGCGCGCGCTCTCTCACTTCGTTCAGCAGGAGGCGTTAAACAAGAGTCGTTAATAGGTGCCGATCCAGGACCGGCAGGGGGTGCCGACTCTGGACCGGCAGGGGGTGCCGATATATCGGCAGGGGTGCCGGTATACCGGCAGGGGGGTGCGCCCTCTTCCTCGCCGGAAACAGGAGCAAATTCCTCGTCGGAAAGATCGCCGTCATTGTCCCACGATTGGAAGGCAGATTCCGGCGTCTCGCGATCGTAGATCACGCGATACCAGTGCGCGCTGTCCCGACCGTTGTCGCTGACAACAACGCGCCGCTCCACGGCCCCGATCACAACGAGGCGATCGAGCGAAGTCTGCACCGTCGAGCGGGCGCAGCCGATCTCTTCGGACATCTTCACCTGACTGCGCCGGCACCATCCGTGCTTGCTGCTGGTATGCCGCCCGAGAACGCAGAGAACCTGCAGATCCCGCCCCTTAAGCCGCTGATCGGTGACCAGCCAGCCCGGAATAATTGATAGTCGCGCCGTGCTCACTCGCAGGCCCCCCATTCATTGCATGATGTTCCAATGTTTTCAGCTGCAGCGAGGAAAGCGTCGTACTGGAGCCCTCCCCGCGATGTCTTCGACCACTCGACGCGGGCGCGGATGCCGGTGCGAGACAGCGACCAGTCGTAGTCGTCGCTCTGCCAGCCATTAGCGAGTAGAGGGTCGTCGGTTACGTTGAAGAAGGTGGAGTTTCCGCGTTTCGAAACGTCAGAAACAAGCGCCTCCCAATTCGCCAGCCTATCCACGTGCTCCGGAAAGCGCGTGCCGATCAGGCGCATTTCCTCTTTGCGGCACATGACACAGGGAAAGCAGCCGACCCGCGTAAAGCCCAAAGCGTAGAGAAAGTTTCGAGGGATGCCGAACCGATCGGCGTACGCAAAGACGTCCTCGACGCTCCAGCTAATCAACGGCCGATATGCATATGCGACCCATTGAGCGCCGAGATCTTGGAGCGCCTTCGGCAGGGAGTGCGGGACCGGATTTATCCGCTGCAGTCGCGGAAGATCTGACCGCGCGATACTCTCCGCCGCCCGGACACCCTGCCAAGAGATGAGCTTTCTACCCGCCTCCAGCAATGGTCGCTGGACGTCGTGGAACATGGGAGAGATTTTCAGTTCATCCGTGCAGAAGCGCGTTTTGGCCGAAGGGAACCGCGTCTTCCACAGGCACAAGTCCAGAAAGGGAACGCCCGTTGGATGAAGCAGCGCCAGAGCCATCTGAACCTTGGCATCCGGCACGCCTTCCATAGGCCAGCGACGCGCGACATATTCGCGCTTGCGGGCCAATTTCTCGGTGAAGTCAGCCTTTACCCAAATTATGTCCGGGCCGCCTGTCAGCTGCGGGAGGCGGCGGACGGCATCATATGTTGCCTCGTGCTCGTTGCCAGTGTCAGCGAAGACGGCCTGAAACGGCAAACCGCGTTCCATGGCGCGCAGATAGGTCGCGGTCGAATCCTTCCCCCCAGACACAGAGACGAGATGTGCGAAGCCGCTCATGCACGCACCCATTGCGGCGCAGTCGGCATTTCAGATAGGTGATGGGGTAATATTGAGGGAGATTGGGGATGGATATCAGACCGAGCGATAGGACTATGCGCTGGTTGGGACCGGCTGTCGTGTTCGCGGTTTTCGCGTTTGTTATCTTCGGCTCGCCGCCCATGCGCGCAGGAGTCTGCACGGGTGCAGCGGACGAACACTGTGTGCGCGATTGGATCTCGGCCACAAGTGGATGGTTCGCCGGCGTCGCTGCATTCATTTCTATCTACTTGCTTAGCCAGCAGGTGCGCGACGCCCGAAACGCTTACAATGCGGCCGAACAGAAGCAAGTCGATACCAAACGGAGACTGGCGCAGCGCATGCGCGAGCTGATTGTGCGATTGTCGTCCGTCATGAACCGTGTGCGCCGCGTGCCCGACGACTATCAGAGTGAATCGTTTACGAAGCGCGCCAGAGCCTATGAAATTGCGTTGGAATTGCTGACAGAGGAGCTTGCAAATCCTGTCCTTGATGAACTCGAGGAGCAATTTGAACTTGGCACTCATACGATCGCGTGGGTCCGCCGACCGCCTCAAAAGATTTTGGAGGCAGTACGAGCCGCGGTACGGGCCGCGGAGGTAGATGAAGCGCGAGCAGCAGCCGAAGAAGCGCTGCTGACGTCCCTGATTCAGAACCTGACTGGCGTCGATGAATACTGCCGAAAAATCCTGCGCCAGTGTGACCGGGTACTGCAGACCCATCCGGCAACTGAGGACCGGACTATCCGCTCCGAGTAAGTTGAATCGGCCTGCGCTCATCGGTGATCGTCCTTTTTTCGCGCGATTTCGACGAGCTGCAGGCGCGCGTACTCCCGCGAGACCCGCATGGTGATGGGGCGGCCGCCGTCATCGCAGCGGGTGCCGCAGAGCGCGGCGATTTCGGTTGCCAGGCACGTAAGGCCCGGCTGAAACCCCGCCCGCTGGAGCGCGGCGCGAATTGCCATCTGGTCGCGCAGAAGCACGTCCAGCGGTGCATTGAGGATCCAGCGAGCCCGAGCGGCATCGTCCGACGCGTCGAGCAATTCTTCGACAATGGGAAGCGGCGCCGTCATTGCGCACTCCTCGCGGCGAGCGGCCGGATCATGGCAACGACATCATCAGGCGACCTGCCGCGCGCGATCCGTTTCGCCAGAATTCGAGGGTCGTAAGCGAAATGGGCGCTGGCGACCGCCTCGCGCACGGGTTTCGGCAGGGCGTCGTAGTCGCGCATGACGTCGACGGATGAGCGCCGGTCGAGGATGTTGATCACTCACGCCCCTCCCCGGTCTCGTACCCCCACGCGGTCCAGCCGGCCCGAGGCGCGCGACAGAACATTTCCAGCCGAGGCAAGTCCGGATAGAGCCGCTCGATCGTCTCCGCGAAGAATGCGGGCTTGGCGCTGTGCCCGCCCTTGCGCTCCGAATAAACGGTCTGGGGCTGCGTGCCCGGCAAGGGCGCGACAGGACTGCCCCGCTTGCCGATTAACAGCAGCTCGTGCCGGTCGCGGCCCCAATAGCCGGTTCCGGCCACTTCCTTGTCCCAGATCCAGTGATGAACATAGGCAAAGCCCCACGCATCCATGACACGCAGTGCATCTGGCAACATCGGATTGGTCGCCCAAAGAAAGAGAACGGCATCAGCTTTGGCCGGGTCGCCGATCTCGCCGAATAGCCGGCAGATCGCGCCGGTTTCCATCGTCGGGTAGTGGTTTTCCGCGCTCTTCTCCCGCCCGGTAACCTCCGAATGAACGCCGAATTTCCAAGGCGGGTCGGCGTAGATAACGGGAAACTTCTGCGCGACCCGGCCAGCGGTAGCCGCCCCGCTTTCGACGACATGCGCCATGTGTGCCAGCCGCACCTGATGGCGCTTCTCAGCATCGTTGCGACGGATTTCTTTCGACTTGGCGACGATCTCCTTCTTCTCGCGCCTGAGAATCTCTTGCTGTGCCTCATGCTCCAGCCGCGTCAGCGCCTCGCCGGTATGCACCGAAAGCTTGCCCTCGCGTATCGCTGCTGAAAGCTCCTTGATGCCATGCGTATCGATCCGGCGTGCGGCGATGACAGCCCTTTCGGAAACGGAAAGCATGCGGGCGGCATCACGGGTCGGCAAATTTGCTGACCCTGTCGTGTGCTGGTTTACACCCCGTTTCCAGATGACGATCTTTGCCGCGACCATGGCACGCTGGCTTTCGCTCAGGTGACGGCGGCGTAGGTTGAGAGAAAGTACGAAGCCGAGCGGGTCGTCGCCCTCATACTCCTTCGTCCAGGCATCGATGCCCGCCATGTGGCACGCCGCCTCCCGGTTGCGCCCGTCTATGATCGCGCCGTCGAGAAGCCAGACCGGCTGCTGCTGGCCATGCGCGGCGATGTCGTCCGCCAACTCGCGCAACTCGTCATCCGGGATCATCGGAAAAAGTGCGGCCAGCGGATGATGCGGCAGGCGGGCCAGGGCCGAAGGAGGCGCGATCGCAACCTCTACGCCGCCGCCGTCGATGTCGATCGGCTCGATGTCGGACGCCTGCGCATGGTTCGCGGCAAGAATGGCGACGACTGCGCCGCAATGGTTCGCAAGCTCCATATCGGCGGGCCGGTCCACGCCCGATAGGCTGTATGCCTTGTCGGTCGGATACCAGATGCACGCGTCCTGCGGATTGCGGCGCAGTAGTCCCCGGCCGTTGAGGTTCCGGCTAGCCCTCATGTCCCGCTCAGTATCGACGACCAGAACGCCGGCGGCGAGCGCCGCCGACAGGAGTCTTTCCGCGTTCTCGCCCAAGTTCTTCGGCAGCCCTTCGGTCACAGCGCCCGCCTTTCAGACTGTTCGATGATTTCGCAGACCTCGCGCTCGTCGATGTCGAGCAGCGCGGCGATGGCGTACGTGTCGTGCTGGCCGTCGTGCCAAAGCTGAAGCACGCGCTCGATCAGGATCTGGCGAGGAAGAGAGGCCATCAGTCCCTCACGAGCCGCAGCGATGCGGACATGCCGCCCTGCGCCTTGACGACGGCTGCCATCGCGCGCAGCTCGGACATCGCCTTTTCGAGGGAAGCCGCCACACGGTCGACGCTGGCCGCTTCGGTCGGCGAGAAATGCCCGTCTGAGATCGCGACTGCGACGCAATTCGCCAGCTCGCCGGAAAGGCGCATCACCTCAGCGTGCGCGGCAAGCACGTTGACCTCGGATTGCCTTTCGGCTTCCGGGTCTGTCAGCCGCCGGCCGCTGGCTTCCGCCATCACGGCAGTGATCAGCGGCTGGCCGCAGTCCTGCTCCAGCGCGCGAACGGCGCCGATCGGCATCAGATCGGGGTCGTTCGGGTTGTTCCAGCGGCCGACATGGCTCTTCGAAAAGCCGGTGATGGTCACGGCGCGCTCGATGCCACCGCAACGTTCGATCAGGTCACGCTGCGCAGCTTTCACGCGGTAGAGGAAGGCGTCGGACATGACTGTCTCCAGACAAGAAAAAAGCGTTCCCGCGCCGGGAAATCCGGTCGGGTTTTCCCGTTTTGGGAAAGGTCTCGAAGTGCGAAATTCAGTCCGTCAGATCAGGGAGGCCCGCATGGATACGAAACCACAGGCTGTTCACGCCGGGGAAAAGCTCCCCGGCGTGCTTGCCGCCAGCGCCGGTAGATGCTCCGTTGTGTTCGCAACAACCATTCGGAGAAACGGACATGGCGGAAGAAGCAATCACGCCCGAAGAGCGCATCGAAGCATTGGAAGGGGAACTCGACGAAACGAGGTATGTCGCAGCACTCATGCTGATGATGCTGGCGAAGTCCAAGACCATCGACCTGAACGACTTCGTTCACCAGGCGAAGTGGGATGCGGAGGTCCACCCGGACGGCCCCCGTGGTCGTCGCAACCTTTTCACTGCGCTCCACATCGTCGAGCGCGCCATCGAGATGAGGGATGCGCGCACGGACTACGGGCAACAACAATAGGTCAGACGTCGGCCGCGCGAGCCCGCGCTTCAGCTTCATCAAGGGCCACAACTGCGGGGTGCTGGTCGCCAAACTTTTCGACGAACCGCGCTCTGAGCGCAGCGCAGCGCGCATCCAGTGCAGCGTTCTGCCTATCACGACGCCTCTGCTTTTCGCTTTCAGCGGGTTTCGACGGCTGCAGGAGTAGGCGGAGCCGCTCGCGTAGCCAAGCGCGCCCGAAACTAAACTTCTCAGCATTCTGCATCGGCTCAACCTTTCACGTTGAAGAAAAGAGGCAGGGGCGCGCAGGTCAGTGGCGCGCCCCCGCCAGGTGGCAAGGTCATTCACCTTCAGGAGGAGGACAGGCTTCAGCCCTTGCTTGGGGAACATCGTCATTCGGCAGCCTTTCGCGCGGTGAGGCATATCGAAAGGAACTCCGACGCAGTTACTGCGCCTTCCGTGCCTGCCTCCACATCAAGGGCCAGGTCGACACTAGGATTTCGTTCCCCCGCGAGGGTGCGCGAAAGCGTGCTCGGAGACCGGCCAATGCGAATAGCGAACGCGGAAAGGCGCTCTCTTTTCTGGTCGAGGAAGGACTGAAGTGCGTTCATGGCGCGGATTATTGCCAAATAGGCAAATTTTTGTCAACGGCGACTTTGCCTATTTGGCTCTGGCGCAAATTCCACAGGCGGTTGAAATTTGCCATATGGACAAAGCACCTGCACCAAACCGTATCCGAGAGTTTCGCGAAGAGCGCGACATGACTATCGAGCAGCTCGCTGAAGCGACGCACTTGTCGGTTTCATACGTTTCGCGGCTGGAGAGTGGCGGAAGGAACCTATCGGTAGGAAAGCTAAATCTCTTCGCTCATGCGTTGGGCGTGGATCCACGTGACCTTTTGGCGGAGGCCCCGACAGAAGAGCGTCGCGTCATTGCCGTAATGGGCCGGATCGGTGCAGGAGCGGAAATATTGCCTGAGGATGAACAAGTCCCACCAGAGGGGCTTTACGAGATCGAGACCCCATTCCCCCTTCCTGATGATGCATTGGCCTTTGAAGTTACTGGGGAATCTATGTGGCCGCGCTACGACCCCGGCGACATCATCATTTGCTGGAAGCAAGGCACCAACGTCGAAGACGTTATTGGCTGGGAGGCAGCCGTTAAGACCAGCTCCGGAAAGCGCTACCTCAAGCGGGTCTTGCGCGGGCCAACGCCTCATACTTACGACCTCGAAAGCCACAATGCACCGCCCATCAGAGGCGTCGAGATCGTATGGCTGGCGGCTATCCAGTCCGTAATCAGAAGCGGCCAGTGGACCAAACTCTCAGCGTCGGCCAGGACCAACTTGAGCCGCAGAATGTTAGCAATGCGCTAACCCTGCGAACATCGAGAACTCCAAACCCGGCCTTGCGCCGGGTTTTTTGTTGCCCGATTGGCAAGGCCTCAAGTCAAAATTTGCCTATCTGGCAAAAAGCTGCTGACGGCAATTTGCCTATTTGTCAAATATACACGCGCCTCCCGATGCAGCGGCGGCGCGGAAGTCAAACGTCTCCGCGCCGCCCAGGGAGGTTTCTAACCACCCTTGGAGACATCAAATGCAAAATCAGCTCGGCAACACCCCAGAAGAGATCACCCATTCCATGGCCGAGGCCATGCGCTTTGCCGGTGACGGTTGCACCGAACGCGACCTGCTGCTGCGCGGCTTCACCCGCCAAGAGATCCTGAAGCACGGCGACGCCGCACGCGAAACGGCATTTGCCAGATCGTTGAGCAGCATCCCCACGCGCGTCCAGGCCCGCCGCGCCGCCTGAGGCCGAACGCTTTCGGCGTCGGCCTTCGGGCCGACATCGAAGGTGTTCCCTTCGCTGTCCTCAATCGGAGTCTCTGATCATGAATGAGCACTTCACCGGCCATAACAAAGCACGCCTTGACGCCGGCTACAGCCGCTTTCGGCTTCTCTGCGTCACGCTTGCCATGACGGCCGCCTTGTCGATGTCGGTGTTCCTCGCCGGCTACACGGCAGTCAAAAAAGAATGGCAGTTTGCATCGGAGGCTCGCGTCTGATGGGCCATTACCCTCTCGACGGCGCCATCCCCGCCGAACCGATCGTCCACCGCCTTTGGGAGCAGGGCGCGACCGCGCACGACATGGCGCTGCGCTTCGCAGTGCCGCTCCCGTCCATGGAGCGCTATCTGCGCCTGCGTCTTCCTCGCTGGATTGGCGCGCAGCAGCGTTCCGCCGCGCCCGACGATCGCCGCATCGTCCACACCGTCCGCTGCATCGAGCGTGGCACCTACCAGGTGATGCACGTGTCTCTCCCCCGGATCTCGATGCACGTGAAAGCGATCGAGGCCGAGCACAAAGGCGCAGACTGGAGGGTCGCGGCATGAGCATCACCCCTTGGAAACCGGAAACGGACATCGTTCTGCACCAGGCACTTGGCAAGTGCGCCGAGGAATGCGGAGAGCTTTCTCAGGCTTTAGCCCGCTGCCTCATCCAGGGCTTCCAGGAAGCGGAGCCGGTCACGCACAAGCTCAACCGGACGCACCTCTTCGACGAGGTGGCCGACCTCAAGGCGGCGCTGCGCTGGCTTTTCGACGTTCTGGACGAGCCGTTCAAAGGCGAATCCGAACGCGAGCGCCGCAAGTTCGACGGCTTCAAGCACTGGCAGAAAATGCTCGAGAGTGACCGGGCCACAGAGGTCCGCCAGCCATGAAGGCCATCCGGCTCCAGCTTTCCCGCCGCAAGGGCTTTAGCCTTCAAGACACCAGCCTTGCTGCGAATGGCCTGTCAGCGGTCAAGGTCGCGCGGCCGTCAAAATACGGCAATCCGGTCATCAAACAGGACTTCGACGAACTCCAGGCGATCCATGGGGAACTCGGCCGTCCGCCGATCGAGGGCATATGGCAGCAGCACGCCGTGAAATGCTTCGACGCGTGGATCGGCGGTAAGTTGCCGGAACTCGGCACGCCGCCGACATGCGCAGAGATCCGGCGAGACCTGAAAGGCAAGAACCTCGCCTGCTGGTGCGAACTCGACGACCCTTGCCATGCCGATGTCTTGCTGCTCGTTGCCAACGACGCCGGCGAGGCGAAATCATGAACATTGACTTCGCCAAAAGGACATATCTGGACGCACGTCACCTGCTCGGCCTCGCCAGCGAGGAATGGTGCGAATCATATGCTGTCGAGAGCGGCCACGCCGAGATCTGCGCTAAGGACGTACTGACCGGAGAGGTGGAGCCGATCGCCCACCTCCTGCCCGCCTGCGGTTACGACGATCGCCGGATCATGACGCACGCGCCAACCTATATGCGCGCGATGGATTTCCTGCTGCAGCATGCGTTCCGCGAGATCCGCGAGCTGCGCCAGAAACTCGACGCGCGCGAGCCGAAGCCCAAACAGTTCGCCGCCGAATGCGCCATGAAGTGCGGCGAGCCGGCCTTCCTAAAATACCTTGAGGAACGCCACGGCCTCCAGCGCCCCCTGACGAAGGATCGCGCCGCGACCAAGGTCCGCTCCATTCTCAAGATCTCTTCGCGACGCGAGCTGGACAGCAACCAGGACGCAGCAGCCCGTTGGCGCAGCCTGGTCAACGCCTTCGACGCATGGAGGCGGCACGGATGAACGGCCGCCGGCTGGAAATCTTCCAAAAGATCATGTCGCGGGTTTTCATCGACCCCGTTACCGGCTGCTGGATCTGGCGAGGCCCAACATCGGGAAAGACAGGCCGAGGCAAGGATTACCCGCGCATGTCGCTCGGCGGCCAGACGGTCGCCGTGCACCTGGTCATGTGGACCAACGAGCACGGTTACATTCCCGGTAAGAAGCAGCTCGACCACAAATGCCGCAACCGCCTTTGCGTCAATCCGGACCCGAAGCACACGGAGCTGGTGACACATAAGCAGAACCAGAGGCGACGCGACCAAGCGCGCGCAGCTGCCATGCTCGGCCACAACGGCGGGCCACCGCTCGAATGCGAGGAGATCACCCAATGAGCCGAGAAATGGCCGCCGTCGACACGCGCGCTCGCCGCTCTGCCGTGCTTCCCCCAAGTCTTCCGCCCTTTGGCGTTACGCGCGAACAGGCAGCGCTGTTGCTGAGCATCAGTGTCTCCCTGTTTGACAGCGCCGTTGAAGTTGGCACCATGCCGCAACCGAGGGTGCTCGGCGGGCGAAACATCTGGGATGTCGACGAGCTTTGGGCGAGCTTCCGAGCGCTACCGCACAAGGCCGGCATGAGCCGAGATCCCGACGAGCTGCGACCACAAGGGAACGCTTTCGATAATGCCAAAAAGGCTTGATGACAAACTGCCGAAGGGCGTGAGCCTCGATCGCGACTGGCGCACCAGGGAAGCCCGCTACTATTTTCGCGCACCAGGTCGCAAGAAAGTGCGCCTCAAGGAGACGCCCGGGACGGATGCCTTCGATAAGGAAGTCGCCTGCGCCCGCCTTGGAATACCCTACGTGCCCGAAGGCACAGAGCCGCCGCCTGCCGGTGTGACGCTGAAACGAGATCCCGCCGAAGGAACCGTCGATTGGCTCTATGCGGAGTACAAGCGCCGCGCAACCATCAGCGCCGGCGTCATGGCGCGTCGCGCGACCATCCTGGAAGAGGTCTGCGATTACAAGTTCGGCACAGCTCGTTGTGGCGACCTACCCTATGCTGACATGCGCAAGCGCCATGTCGTCGAGATCCGCGACGCCGTCCGAGACAAACCGGGTTCGCGCAACGATGTGAAGAAGGCCATCTCCGCATTGTTCGCTTGGGCCGTCGAAAGCGACCTCGCGCAGATGAACCCGGCCGCGAAGATCAAACTCTTACACTCCGGCGACGGCTTCCACACGTGGACGGTCGACGAGGTGCGCCAGTACGAGGCCATACACGGCGCCGGCACGAAGGCGCGCCTCATGCTGCACCTGGCGCTCTACACCGGCCTGCGACTCGACAGTCTCTCCATTGTCGGCCTCCAGCATATTCGCAATGGCCAATTGACCATCCGTCCGGAGAAGACGCGCAAGTCGAGCGGCGTCATCGTCGACATTCCGGTGCTGCCGGAGCTGCAAAAGACAATCGAAGAGTGCCCGACTGGAAACCTGACCTTCCTCGTCACCGAGTTCGGCAAACCATTCACAACGAACGGCCTCGGCAACAAGATGCGGGACTGGTGCGACCAGGCCGGATTGTTCCATTGCACCACTCACGGCCTGCGGAAAGCCGGCGCCACGATCGCCGCCGAGAACGGCGCGACGGACGAAGAGCTGATGGCAATTTTCGGCTGGACCACGAAGAACCAGACGACGACCTACACCAAGAAAGCCCGCCGCAAACAGATGGCGGCAGGCGCCATGCATAAGCTCGTGCCGGAACAAAAGTAG